CTTTAGTAATGGTCATGTGGCTAACATCAGCATTTGCGGGCAGAGTGGACGCTCTGGGATTACAATTCAAAAAGCTAAAAGCCTCTGCATTCAAGCAGGAATGACTGACGCGCTCATTTTTGATAATGGCAATGATGTCTTTGCCAGAATTAAGGGTGGAGATGTCATCGCACACGGGAATAATGATAGGCAAACGAGATTAACCGCTGGTCTGCATTTTGCCTCAGTTTTGGATCCAGGACCGCGAGGGGGATTTGAAATCGTATCAGACAATGTTAAGGTAAACCGCCAATCTAAAGCGGAGCAAATTGCCGGAATTGTGGAGAGTGCAGTAGGTCATTAAACAGATACCTACTTAATGCTCAGAACAGAAGGCCTCTTGAGTGTTTCATCGCAAGAGCTGGCTATTGCGATGGCGATGAATTGAATAACATGCCTCTCGCACGCTTAATGTAACTCTCAGAACCAGTGTGTCAAAAAAAGTGAATTTGAAGCTGCATCCCGAACCGGCATTTGCTCCTATTCCGGTGAAAGCCGTCATCCCGCTGTCTCTCGGAACTCGTTCGCAGCGAATTAATCCGTGGATTCCCTCGGAAAAGCCGGCGGCGACGGTCTGCAAGACGGATGCGGGATATGAGCTGAAGGAGGCCGAGATCAAGCCGACTCAGCAGATGTATCGCGTCCTGACAGGGCAGGAGAAGAGCAAACATTTCGGACTGGTGCGGGTGGATCCGGAGAAACCGGCGCCGACGATTCCTAAAAGCGTGGGCGGATCCACGACAGGCATCGTGCATCCTTGGGAAATCCGCAGGCTGACAATTTCCGAAGTCAAAGCTATTGCATCGTTCCCGATAGGCTTCGTGCTTTCCGGTCCGTTTCGGGAGAAATGGGCGCGGATAGGAAATAGCGTGCCGCCTTTATTCATGCGGGCGATAGCCGGGCACATCCGGAGGACGATTTTGGCGAAAATTGAGCCCTTGGAAGCCCCTTCGAAGGCTAAAAAGCAATAAAAATGGGACGGAAACGGAAGGATCCGCACCTGAGAATAGTCGAGGGAGGAAGAAGCCATTCGACTCCCATCAATACGAATATCCCGCGGCCGGAGAAATCCCGTCCACCGTGCCCGGCGTTTCTGCAGCCGGAAGCCCGGAAGGCCTGGAAGTACCTCTGCGAGCAACTTGACAGGATGGGGATCCTGGGAACCTCCGACCAGGCGGTGATGGTGATCTACTGCCAGCAATGGGAAACGGCGGTGCTGGCGACAAAGAGGATGCTGGAGATCGCAGAAGAACGGGACAGGAAAGTTGCGGATCTGGCGACAAAAGCCGGACGTAAGATTCCGAAAGGGCGCATGTCCATTGGCGACTGGTCCGACGCGATGCTCGCGACTACGACGAACGGGAATGTTGTGAACAATCCGCTTCTCGGAGTGGCGAATGCGGCATGGGAAAGGGTGCTGAAATGCGCCTCCATGCTCGGATTGAGCCCCACCGATCGCGCGAAACTAACCCTGGAGACGCCAAAAGCGACGAGCCTGCGCGAAGAATTGATGAGTTGATCCCGTGTTCAATGAACAGAACGCCGCGGTGGCGATCCGTTTCTTCGAGCGGATCCTCACCCATACAAAAGGGATCTATGCGCGAAAACCCTTCGAGCTGATCGAGTGGCAACGACAGATCATCTGGGACGTTTTCGGGACCTGCAAGAGCAATGGGCTGCGGCAGTACACGACCGTGTATTGCGAAGTTCCTAAGAAGAATGGAAAGCAATTGGCATTAGACACTCCGGTCCCGACCATTAATGGTTGGACGACCATCGGAGAGATTCGGCCGGGCGATATCCTGTTCGACGAGTCAGGGGCGCAAACCAAAGTACTGAGAATCGCCCCCATCGATGAGACGGAGAGGGCGTTCGCGCTTACATTCGACGACGGCGCAGTCATTGTGGCCGGCGAACGGCATCTTTGGAGCGCCGAGTCTTACCTGCACAAGCGAAAACCGAGAATCTATTCGACTCTGGAGATGTTTGAACTGTTCCGGAGATGCGAAGGGGACCGGTCACCGTTCCGCATCCGGATGGCCGGAAGCCTCAAATGCCCTGAGCAGGACCTGCCAATCGATCCATACGTTTATGGATTCTGGATCGGGAACGGCAATGCGGCCAAACCCGAGATAACAGTGTTCCGGCCTGACGTGGAAGCGGTCAGGAGGCAGATTCCGTACGAGATTGATTGGCAGAGATCCCAGGACGGCGAGAGCGATGTGCTGAGGATACCGGCGCTGAAAAAGATTTCGGTGAACCACTTCACCGAGAAGCGCATAGACCCTCTGTATCTGAGATCGTCGACTCGGCAGAGATGGGCGCTTCTGGCAGGATTGATGGACTCCGACGGATGCGTATCAAACATCGGTGGACAGGATATTTATGGAACCGTTCTCCCCGGCGTGGCCGAGGATGTGAGGGAATTGCTGCAGACGCTGGGGATCAAAAACAGCGCGAATATTGTCTATTCAGACCGGTATGGCAAGCCAAATCTGCCTTACTACAGGATTCTTTTTACAGCGTTTGACGACATGCCGGTTTCCAGGCTGCAGCGGAAGCTCACAAACCGCAAACGGAGAAACGGCGACACCCGATCACGATACCAGTACGTGAGGCAGATTGCCGAAGTCGATAAGCGGCCGATGCGCTGCATCCAGGTCGACTCGCCGTCGCAACTCTACCTGGCCGGCCCCAGTATGGTCCCGACGCATAACACGGAGCTCGCGGCGGGGATTGCGCTCTTCGGTCTTTTGATGGACAACGAGCCGGGATCCGAAGTTTACATTGCTGCGGCGTCAAGAGATCAGGCTGCGATCTGCTTCAGGGTCGCGGCGCAAATGGTTCGGAATCATCCCCGGCTGAACGACATGTGCCGGATCATCGACACGACGAAAACGATCACCCTCAAGGATGATCCAAATAGTTTTTTGCGCGCGATATCGGCGGATGCGGGCACCCAGGACGGAATAAACCCTCACATTGCGGTATTTGACGAACTGCATAGGCAGAAAAACTCGGACCTGTGGGACGTGCTGAAGTACGGGATGGCGACGCGGTCGCAACCGATGCTATTCGCCATCACGACGGCAGGTATCACGGGCGACAGCCCCATCTGCGAGCAGCAGCATGATTATGCGCGCGCGATCAAAGACGGACTGTTTCAGGATCCCAGTTACTATCCGGTGATCTACGGACTGGGAGAGAAAGAAGACTGGACGGAAGAAGGCGAGCCGGCTAGATACGAAGAGGTAAAAGAACCCGATCCCATGAACAGAAGGAAGTTTATTACGAGATTGTCGCAGATAGCGGCGGCGACCGGCTGGTTCAAGGCGAATCCATCTCTCGGCCATCATCTTCAGGTGGAGAAGATCCGCGAAGAGTTCATGCAGGCGCAGAACAATCCCGCGCAGCAGAACTCATTCCGCCGGCTGAGGCTCAACCAGTGGGTCGGGCAGGAAATCCGCTACATTCCGATGGATCATTGGAAAGAGTGCGCCGAACCGCACTTTAATCCGGCGGATCTGGCCGGAAAAACATGTTTCGGCGGCCTGGATTTGTCCGCCACGCAGGATATCACCGCTCTCATCCTGGCATTCGAAGAAAAGGGAGGCATTCTGCTTGTCCCTCATTTCTGGCTGCCTGAGCATGAGCTTCACCTGAGAGCAAGGAGAGACAAAGTTCCTTACGACCTTTGGGCGGCGCAGGGGCTGATCCATACGACTCCGGGAAACCAGGTTGACTATGGATTCATCCGAAAAGTCGTGAATGATCTCACCCGAGTGTATGACATTCGGGAGATTGCTTACGACCGGTGGAATGCCACCCAGATTATTCAAGACCTCACAGCCGACGGGCTCAAGATGGTTCCGCTCGGCCAGGGATTCCAGTCCATGTCCGCTCCGACGAAGGAAATGCTTCGGCTCATCATGCAGCACAAGCTGAAGCATAACGGCAATCCCGTTCTGAACTGGATGGCCGACAACTTCTCGGTCAAGCAGGATCCGCAGGACAACGTCAAACCATCGAAACCGGATCGAAGAAAGACAGCCAGGCGCATCGACGGAATTCAAGGCGCGATCAATGCGATAGCTCGAATCATCGTGTACCAGAAAGTCGAGCCTCAGGTTTTCTTCATCGACATCACAGGAGCATCGGCATGATTGTTAAAAAAGCCTATGCAACCATAACATTCAAGGCCGTGGACGAGGAGAACCGCATCCTGGAAGGGATTGCGAGCACACCCGCGCCGGACCGGATGAATGACGTGGTCGAGGTGGAAGGGATCGAATTCAAACTGCCGCTTCCATTCCTCAACCAGCACAACTCCCGCGAACCGATAGGAAACGTGATTGAGGCGAAGGTCAAGGCCGGCAGCCTCGTGATCAAGGTTCAGATCGCGCCCGCGGGCACAGCGCCGTTTATCGACCTGGCGTGGAATCTGATCAAAGCAGGCCTCGTGCGCGGCCTTTCCATCGGGTTCAGAGTAATTGAAGAATCCTATGACCGGGAACTCGGCGGATACCGCTATCTCAGGAGCGAACTCCTGGAGGTCAGCGCCGTAACGGTTCCGGCCAACTCGGAAGCGAGCATCACCGCCGTCAAGTCCGCCGCTCTCGCCGCCCTGGCCGCGTCAGGCCATGAAGGGGCGCGGATCGTCAGGCTCGGCTCAATTCCCGGCGTTTCGGGCAAAACGACAGACAGCAAGGAGAAAAGCATGACCATCACCGAGCAAATCAAACAGTTTGAAGCGAAACGCCAGGCTCATACGGCCCGGATGTCGGAAATCATGAACAAGGCAGGCGACGAGGGCCGCACTTTGGATGAGACCGAAAGCCAGGAATACGACGGCTTGCAGTCCGATGTGAAGTCCATCGACGAGCATCTCAAAAGGCTCCGCGAGCATGAGAAACAGCTGGTGACCACCGCGACTGCAATTACAGAAAAATCCGCCGGCACTTCCGAGACTGGAAGCCAGGCGCGCGGCAAACCGACCATCACGGTAGTCGGTCCGACATTGCCGAAAGGGACCGCATTCGTGCGCCTCTGCATGGCGATGGCCCATTCCGCGTTTGAGCGCAGCCGATCAGGAGTATCCCCGCTTGAGATTGCCCGGGCAAACAAGCACTGGAAAGAGACGACTCCCGAAGTCGAGAGGTTCCTCGCGGATCCGATGGGCTTCGCCCGCGTCAAAGCGGCCGTCGCCGCCGGAACCACGACCGCCGACGGATGGGCCTCTCAACTCGCCGACTATAGCCTGATGGCATCGGAGTTCATCGAATACCTGCGGCCGCAGACGATCATCGGCAAACTCCCTGGATTGCGGCGGGTTCCTTTCAACATCGAGATCCCGCTTCAGGACGGCGGATCCACGGTCGGGTGGGTCGGCGAGGGAGGGCGTAAGCCTCTCACCAAGCTGAGCCTCGACACGATCACATTCCGTTTTTTCAAAGCGGCCGGGATCGTCGTCCTCACCGAAGAGCTTGTAAGATTTTCGAATCCTTCGGCTGAAGCGCTGGTCCGTCAGGATCTCGCCAATGCGATCATCCAGTTCCTGGACGAGCAGTTCATCGCTCCGACGGTGGCGGGAAGCCAGAACGTTTACCCGGCGTCGGTCACCTATGGCGCCGCCCATGGCGCAGCAAGCGGAACGACCGCTGACTATCTCCGCGCGGATTTTAAAACGATCCTCACTTCGATGCTTGGCGCCGAAATTGTTCCCGACCAGTCCTGCAGCTGGGTCATGTCTCCGGTGCAGGCTGTCGCTATCAGCCTGATCCTCAATGCATTGGATCAGCCGGAATTCCCGGACCTGACCGCCGAGGGAGGTAGGCTGCTCGGGTATAACGTCGTGACCTCCAATAGCGTCGCGGCCGGAGTCATCAGCTTTCTGAAGGGCAGTGAAATCCTGCTGGCCGACGATGACGCGATCCAGGTCGACATCAGTCGCGAAGCATCGCTTGTTATGGACGACGGCGGCTCTCCCGCTGTTACGACCCTGACGAGCCTGTGGCAGGAAAACAAAGTCGGTCTCCGGGTGGAGCGAACCGTCAATTGGGCTCGCCGCAGAGACAAGGCTGTCTATTACCTGACCGCCTGCGACTACAAATAGTTTCCCCCAACCAAGCCGGGAAGCCCTGAATTCAGGTCTTCCCGGCTTTTCAGGAGAGAGTTATGAGCGCAATGGTGCAGGTTATTGCGAAAAAGAAACATAGATATCAGCAGCAAATGAGGCAGCCGGGAGAAACCTACTCGGCAAGACTTTGCGATCTGAGATTTCTGAAGAAAGTTGGATGGGCGGAGGAATATCAAACAAAACCAACCAAATCTACAGAAGCGCCTCCGACAGAAAGCTCTCCTGCAGAAGATACATGTATAGAAGCCCCTCCGACCGTGGACACCCGTCCGAAGCCCAAATATCGACGGCGTGATGTGAGAGCGGAAGACTGAAAATGTTTAATGCTGTGAAGCAATGGACGAAAAAGGCGCTCAGTCTCGCCCGGCTGTCTCCGCGCCGTTTCCGCGGCTGGATCATGGAGCCCTTCCCAGGTGCATGGCAGCGCAACGGATCGCCGGCGCTCGATGAAAAAGACCGTATCCTCCAGTCATCTGCCGTCTATGCCTGCGTGACAGGGATAGCCGCCGACATTTCCAAGATGCGGATTAAGCTTTCACGGAATAAGAGCGGCATCTGGACTGAAGTGACTTCGGGCGAAAAATGGCTGGCCGTCCTGAAAAAGCCCAATCACTACCAGAACAGAATCAAATTCATTGAGCAATGGATCATATCCAAGCTCCTCAGCGGGAACGCATACATCCTTAAAAAACGGGACGAGATAGGCGCCGTCATTGCGCTTTATCCATTGGATCCGCAGCGGGTTGAGCCGTTGGTCGCGGAGGACGGCTCGATATTCTATCGGCTGTCGTCTGACGCGATCTCACTACTGACTGACCAGGTGATCGTTCCCGCGAGCGAGATCATCCATGATTCGTGCGTAAGCTTGTGGCATCCACTCCTCGGGACGTCGCCGCTATCGGCCTGCGCTCTGTCCGCTACTCTCGGAAATAAAATCCATGACACGTCTATCTCATTGTTCGAAAATCGGTCTCTTCCGGGCGGCGTCCTCAGTTCTCCGGGCGTCATCACTAAAGAGCAGGTCGATTCCATCAAGGAACAATTCGAGAAGAACTTCGGCGGGAAGAATGTCGGCAAAATAGCAGTGCTCGGCGGC